ATTAATGATGAGCTTACTTACGCTATTCCGTCGTACAACCCGACAGAACCTCCTATGGTCATAAAAAATATGTCACGCATCAAAACTAATCTTGTCAGTATACCTGTCGGAAGAACGGATTTGATACCAGATGACTATGAAGTTGTTGATAAACGCTTGAATGTGCCTGTAGACTTTCCTGAGTTTAAGTTTGATTTACGAGAAAGCCAACAAGTAGTGTATGACGAGATCGAAGATAACGCCATAATCAACGCTTGGGTCAGCTGGGGCAAGACTTTTACAGGTCTTGCTATCGCTGGAAAGTTAGGGCAGAAAACTCTGGTTGTAACACATACTGTCCCTCTAAGAAATCAGTGGGCACAGGAAGTAGAGAAAGTCTACGGTTTTACGCCGGGAATTATTGGTAGTGGAAACTTCGATACTTCCCAGCCTATCACTATAGGTAATACTCAGACTTTATACCGTAATTTGCCGAAGATAAAAGATCAGTTCGGCACAATTATTTTGGACGAAATGCATCACGTATCTTCTCCCACCTTTTCTAAGATAATAGACACTAACTATGCAAGATATAAGTTAGGTCTATCCGGCACTATAGAAAGAAAAGATGGCAAACATGTAGTTTTTAGAGATTATTTTGGAAATAAACTCTTTAAGCCACCCAAAGAGAACTTCATGGTGCCTACTATCCATGTCTTGCAGTCAGATGTTAGATTTATGGACGGTAACAGGACTCCCTGGGCTAATAGAGTGACCGCATTAGCTAATAATGAGGAATATCGACACACAGTAGCAATGCTTGCTGCGGCCTACGCCGCAAAAGGGCACAAGGTGCTAGTTGTGAGCGATCGAGTTCACTTTTTGAAAGCATGCGCCGAACTGGCTGGTGATAAAGCAATTTGTGTTACGGGTGAGGTCTCACATGAAGATAGAGAAACGCACCTGTCTGAAATTAGAAGCGGTAAGAAAGATATTCTTTTCGGTACTCAAGCAATTTTTTCAGAAGGTATCTCTGTTAATAACCTTAGTTGTCTAATACTAGGTACACCAATAAATAACGAGCCTTTGTTGACTCAACTTATAGGTAGAGTCATACGATTACAGGAAGGCAAACGCGACCCTGTCATTATAGATATTCATTTGAAAGGGAATACTGCTAAAAAGCAGGCTTCTAATAGGATGGGACACTATATGAGAGAGGGTTATTCAATAAAGCAACTATAAAAAAATAGTTCTTGACACAAACCTTAATTTTTAGTATAATATATGTTCTTATTTGACTGGCGAAAGATTTATAAAGAGGCTAATGGCAGTGCTGTAGAGATTGTGCGTATCGTGCGGATGCTCGTACATAGGCAAATTCCTACTAATGCCAAAGACCCCATTTATAAATATTCGCAGAAAAACTTCCTTGGGGATAGCTTCATGCTCCATCCCGATGTACTGCTATACCATTCTCATAAGTACCAGTATCGTGAATTAGCACAATACATTGCATTGTGTTCTTTTCGATCTACGGCGTACTATCGTCTAACTAAAGATACAACACTAGATACCGTACTTCTGCCAACAGAGGATACGGAAATATTAATACAAAACAACAGGCTACTATACATAGAGGGAGATATACTTCACTTTATGTATGAAGAAGTCAATACAAAGGAGATACATTAAATGGCTATTTCATTTAATCAGCAGAAAGGTTCTGCACAAAAAAGTTCAGTAAGCAGTTTTCAGTACAAAGATGGCGACAACAAGTTCCGCTTAGCCGGTGACATTTTGGCTCGCTACGTCTATTGGGTAACTGGAGAGAATGGTAAGAACATTCCTCTAGAGTGCCTATCCTTCGACCGTAACAAAGAAACTTTCAATAACTTAGAGAAAGATTGGGTTCGTGAATTCTATCCAGATCTTAAGTGTGGTTGGAGCTATGCTACTCAGTGCATAGATAACGGCGAAGTTAAAGTTGTAAACCTAAAGAAGAAATTATGGGAGCAAATCATTACTGCTGCTGAAGACTTAGGTGATCCAACAGACCCAGAAACAGGCTGGGATGTTCAATTTAAGCGTGTAAAGACTGGCCCTCTGCCTTATAATGTAGAGTACCAATTACAAGCTCTTAAGTGCAAGCCTCGTGCCTTGTCAGAAAAAGAATTAGAGCTATATGCAACTATTAAGTCTATGGATGAAGTAATGTCTCGTCCTACACCTGATGCTCAGAAAGAATTACTAGACCGTCTTCGTGATAGTGGTAGTGAGTCTTCCGAGATTGATGAAACTATTGAAGATGAGTTCAATATCGCATGATACTATTTACGGCAGACTGGCACATAAAGCTAGGACAGAAGAATGTTCCTAGGGAGTGGGCTTTAAAACGCTATAATATGTTTTTTGATCAAGTACACAGCTATTGTAAGCAGTGTGATTCCCACATTATCGGTGGTGATTTATTTGATCGTCTGCCAAGTATGGAAGAGCTGGAACTCTACTTTTCTTTTATTAGAAATGTTAGAGTTCCTACCATTATCTACGACGGTAATCATGAAGCAACGAAGAAGCATAAGACTTTCTTCAGTCAACTAAAGCAGGTTAGTAGAGATATTAACCCGCTTATACATATAGTTGATATGTCATATATTGATACTGACGTAGGTTTTGGTATTCTACCTTACGCAGATTTACATAGAGAAGGTAGTATAGAGCATTTTGATAGTTCACAACCTTTATTTACTCATGTAAGAGGTGAGATACCTCCACACGTTAAGCCAGAGATTGACTTAGAGCGACTAGCAGATTTCCCTGTAGTTTTTGCAGGCGATCTTCACGCTCATAGCAATACACAGGCAAATATAGTATACCCAGGAAGCCCGATGACAACTTCATTTCATAGAAAAGAAGTCTCAACGGGGTGTCTGTTTATCAATGAAAAGAATTGGAGTTGGGTTTGGGAACCTTTCGATCTGCCACAGTTACTAAGAAAAACAGTTACAGATCCAAATGATATGGTTCCAACTGAGTATCATCACACTATTTATGAAATAGAGGGAGATATTCAAGAGTTAGCTTCTGTTGAAAACTCAGATTTACTTGATAAAAAAGTAATTAAAAGAAACTCAGAAGTGTCCTTAGTCCTAGACAAAGACATGACTATAGAAGAAGAATTAGTAGAGTATCTAAGCTATTATTTAGCATTACAAGATGATCAAGTATCGAATATTATAGGAACTTACAATGATTACGCTCAAAAAGCTCAAGTGGAGTAATTGTTTCAGCTACGGGCCTGACAACGAGTTAGACTTGAATGAAAATACAGTAACTCAAATCATTGGTTCAAATGGTATGGGTAAATCTTCTATACCATTAGTTATAGAAGAAGTTCTTTATAATAAGAACTCCAAAGGTATCAAGAAAGCAGATATACCTAATCGTTATGTTAAGAACGGTTATAGTATATATTTGCTTTTTGAAAAGGATGGAAATGTATATGAAGTTTCTGTAGATAGAAAGACAGGTATAAAAGTAGTACTAAAGAAAGATGGTGAAGATATATCTAGCCACACAGCTACTAACACCTACAAGACTCTACAGGAAGTCATAGGCATTGACTTCAAAACATTTTCGCAATTAGTGTATCAGAACACAAACGCAAGTTTGCAGTTTCTTACCGCAACTGATACGAATAGAAAGAAATTTTTAATTGACCTTCTTCATTTAGATGATTATGTGCAGCTTTTTGAAACTTTCAAAGAGGCTTCAAGAGAGTCTGCTAGTAAGATGACGGAGTTGAGTACTGAGGCAGCAACGATTGAAAAATGGTTGTCAAACAATAAATTGGAGAGTACGATAGTACTGCCCATGTTAGATTTAGATATAGACACGGAAGATGATGAGAATACTTTCCGTTCTCTTTCAGTAGAATTGCAAAATATCTCTGAAAAAAATAAAAAAATTCTAAAAAATAATCAGTACAAAGAAATGCTGGCTGCTATAGATATAAATGCTATTCAGAATAGTCCTCTTCCTCCTAAAGAATCTTATGATAAGTATCAAAGTGAGTTAGGACAGTTAGATGCTGGTGTAAGAGCTGCTTCAACTATGTTAGATAAGTTGTTACACTTAGAAGATAAGTGTCCTACTTGCGAACAAGACATAGATACAGAGTTTAAGGACGCTTTGGTACTCGAAGAGAGAGCCAAACTAAAAACTCTAGATGAGCAGAAAGACTCTAATGAAGATATGATACGGCAAATTAAAAGGAATAACGCTGCTAGAGACGGTTTAGCTAGAGCAGAGAAAGAATGGGAAGATTTGTATAGAAGTATTGATAGTTCCTTACCTAGTCAGATTCTTGACAAGGAGGAGCTCACAGCTTCTTTAGAACATTTAGAAAATAAGCTGTTAGAGGCTAAAAAAGAGTTGGCTAGAGTAGCTAAAGAAAATGAAGCTAGAACTAGATCTAATACTCGTATTGAAATAATACAAGCCCAAACAGACGGATTTATAGATAATTTAGCAAAAGCTCGAGAAGTGTTGGCAGAACAGTCACAACTAGATTCTAATCTGGATGTACTGAAGAAAGCCTTTAGCACTAATGGGTTACTGGCTTATAAGATAGAAAATCTAGTGAAAGAGCTAGAAGAACTTACTAATCAGTACCTCGCAGAGCTTTCAGATGGTCGTTTTACGCTACAATTCATCGTATCTAATGATAAGTTGAATGTACAAATTACTGATAACGAAGTAATAGTAGACATTCTAGCACTCTCCTCGGGTGAGCTAGCTAGAGTAAATACTGCCACACTAATTGCTATTCGTAAACTTATGAGTAGCATATCTAAGTCTAGAATCAATATATTATTCTTAGACGAAGTTATTAGTGTGTTAGATGATAATGGCAGAGAGAAGCTAGTAGAGGTTTTGCTGGCTGAAGACTTGAATACTTATGCTGTATCACATGGGTGGACACATCCATTACTAGAAAAGATTGAAGTAGTAAAACAAGGCAATATAAGTGCATTGGATAAGTAATGGTAGATTCAAGAGCGAAAGGTGCTAGAGGAGAGTATCTTGTAAGAGATATGTTGAGAGATAGCACTCAGCTTCAATTTGAAAGAGTTCCAAACTCAGGAGCTTTAGAATACTTAAAGGGGGACTTATATGTCCCTCATGAGAAAAATAGATTCTGTATAGAAGTAAAAAACTATGCAGAATCTCCCTTAACAGATAAAATTTTTACGCAAGAAAAGACAAACAATTTGATTCTTTGGTGGAAAAAACTTATTTTACAAGCAGCAGGTGGGAAGCAAGAACCGCTTCTTTTCTTCAAGTATAATAGGTCTCCAGTATTCGTAGTAACAGAGCTACAGCCTAAGAACTGTGACAAGTATATGTATATTAACTTTCTTGACTGTTACGCTTTACTTGCTGAAAGTTGGTTAGAATTAGAGGATATAAGGTGGATTAATGGCGTTTAACTTTGCAGAAAAAGTAAATAATAGTGAGCCAGGTAAAACGCTAATAGTAGATGCCCTAAACTTAGCGTTTAGATGGAAACATCAGGGCAGAACAGACTTTAGGTATGAGTACCAGAAAACTGTTGAATCTCTAGCAAAGTCTTACGGCTGTGGTAGAGTAATAATTACGGCAGACTGGGGCTCCTCGTCTTATAGACGCAACATAAATGCAGACTATAAGCAGAATAGAAAAGATAAATTCGCAGACCAATCCGAAGAAGAAAAGATGGCCTTCGAAGAGTTCTTTTCAGAGTATGAGGCTTCTCTAGAAGTCTTAAAAGAAGAAGGATACCTTGTACTTAGATTCAAAGGTGTAGAGGCTGATGATATAGCAGCACACCTAGTGAAAGATAAAGCTAAGTACGGGTTAGAAGATGTTTGGATGATTTCTAGTGACCGAGACTGGGATTTACTGATACAAGAAAATGTAGGCAGATTCTCATATGTAACGAGAAAAGAAGTCACTCTAGATAATTGGCACGATCATTATGATGTAACTCCACAAGAGTATATTTCATTGAAGTGTTTGACAGGGGATAAGGGAGACAATGTACCAGGAATACCTGGAATTGGGCCTAAGAGGGCATTTGATTTGATAAAACAGTATGGAGATGCGTTGAGTATATATGACGCAGCACCCTTACTAGGTAAGTATAAGTATATTCAGTCTTTGAATGAAAATTCTGAACAGATCTTACAAAACTACGAATTGATGGATTTAATAACGTATTGTGACGATGCAATAGGAGCTGATAATGTTTCAGCTATAAGGGGTATGATGAGTGGAGATTAACTATAATAGAGATAACTACTTATCTGAGTTTAGTATAAAAACTCTGGAAGATAGATACTTTGTTGATGAGGAGACTTCTCCTCAGGACGCTTTCGCAAGAGCGGCGAAAGCATTTGCAGACGACGAAGCACACGCTCAAAGATTGTACGACTATGCTAGTAAGCTATGGTTTATGTTCTCTACACCAATTCTTTCAAATGGAGGAACTAAGCGAGGGATGCCAATTAGTTGTTTCCTGAATTATGTAGAAGATAGCCGAGAAGGTATAACAAACCATTATACAGAAAATGCTTACTTATCATCAGTCGGCGGCGGGGTCGGAGGATGTTGGAACGAAATTCGGAGCGTAGGCTCGAAAACGAGCAATGGCTCCGAGAGTACGGGAGTGATACCATTTCTAAAAGTCGTAGACGCGGAAATGCTAGCATTCTCACAAGGTGTAACTAGAAGAGGAAGCTATGCAGCATATCTCGACATATCTCATCCAGAAGTGGAAGAGTTTTTGGATGTCCGTAAACCTACTGGCGGTGACGTTAACAGAAAGTCAACTAATCTTCATCATGGCGTGCTTTTGTCTGATCAGTTCATGGAACTTATAGAAAAAGCAACAAAAATAGAAGGATTTGATGATAGTTGGGATCTTATTGATCCACACTCAGGAGAAGTTAAGAAGACTGTTTCTGCTAAAACACTTTGGGTAAAACTTATCCAAAATCGTGTTGAAACAGGAGAGCCGTACATTATGTTTAAGGATACTGTTCAAGAAGCAGTGCCAGAGTTTCAACAGAATCTAGGATTAACAGTTCATCATTCAAATCTATGTAGTGAGATTACTCTTGCTACCGATAAAGATAGAACAGCAGTATGTTGTCTATCCAGTGTAAATTTAGAAGAATATGATGAATGGAAAGATAATGATGATTTCATTCCTGATTTAGTAAGAATGCTTGATAATGTAATTGAGTTTTTTGTTAATAATGCACCAGACCAGCTCTCAAGAGCTAGTTATAGTGCTATGAGGGAAAGAAGTCTCGGACTAGGAGCAATGGGTTTTCATGCGTACTTACAAAGACATAGTATCCCGTTTGAATCTGCAATGGCTAAAGGAAGAAATTTGCAGATGTTTGGAAGGATTAAAGGAGAAGCTGTCAGAGCTACAAGACAACTCGCAGAAGAAAGAGGTGAGTGTCCTGACGGAGAAGGTTATGGTGTGCGTAACGCTCATCTTCTTGCTATCGCTCCTAATGCCAGTTCTAGTATTATCTGCGGTAATACTTCTCCTTCAATTGAGCCTTACCGTGCTAATGCTTTTACCCAAAAAACTAAAAGCGGCTCTAGTCTCCTCAAGAACGAATACTTAGAGGATACTTTGCAAGATTTAGGGTATGATACCGACGATGTATGGAAGAGTATTCTTACAAATGGCGGTTCAGTACAACATTTAGATTTTTTAGACCAGTGGACAAAAGACGTATTTAAGACAGCAGTAGAGATTGACCAGAGATGGGTAATCGAAATGGCTGGTGATAGACAAGAGTTTATTTGCCAGAGCCAGTCTTTAAACGTATTTTTCCCTGCTAATATATCTAAGCAAGAACTTCACGCTGTTCATATGATGGCCTGGAAAAGAGGTGTAAAGACTTTGTATTATTTACGAAGTGAAGCAATGAAGAGAGCTGAAAATGTCTCTGACGAAGTATTAAGACAGTATATATTTGATAGTATTGATGACGAAGGTTGTCTGGCGTGTGAGGGTTAAGTATGAATTTATTAGAAGAACGTGAATATTACAAACCTTTCAACTATCCGTGGGCTTTTGAGCACTATAAGTCTCAACAGCATATGCATTGGCTTCCTGATGAAGTCAATCTAGCGGATGATTTGAAAGACTATAAAGAAAAGATGACAGATGGTAATAAGACTCTTATTGCAAATATCTTTCGTTTTTTTACACAAGCTGACGTAGATGTATGTTGTGGGTATGCTAAGCACTACCTTCCTACATTTAAGCAGCCAGAAGTAAGAATGATGCTATCTGCGTTCGCTGCTATGGAAGCAGTGCACCAAGAAGCATACTCTCTACTTCTAGAAACACTTGGGTTTGGGGATGATGAGTATCAAAAATTCTTTGAACACAAGGAAATGCTTGATAAGCATGAACACTTAAGTAACTTTGGTATGGATACGCCTATGGATATTGCAAAAACCATGGCTATCTACTCTGGATTTACTGAAGGTGTACAATTGTTTAGTAGTTTTGCTATTTTGCTTAACTTTCCTAGACACAACTTGATGAAAGGTATGGGACAGATTGTTACATGGTCGATACGTGATGAGACGTTACATGTTGAAGGTATGTCACAGCTATTCAGAACCTTTATTCAAGAAAATCCAGACCTATGGAATGATGATCTAAAGTATGAGATCTATTGTGCTGCAGAGCGCACAGTAGAACTAGAAGATGCTTTTATTGATTTGTGTTTTACAGGTGCAGAAGTGCCCGATCTAACACCACAAGAAGTAAAAGACTATATTCGTTATATTGCAGATCGAAGGCTATTAGGGCTGGGAATGAAGAAAATCTTTTCAAGTGGAGATAATCCTCTACCTTGGCTGGATTATATGTTAAATGGCGTAGAACACGCTAATTTTTTCGAACAACGTGCCACTGAGTACTCTCGCGCTAGTACTACAGGTAATTGGCAAGACATTTTTAAATAAGGAACCTTATAATGACCGATGTACAAGATAAGCCAACATTAAGCTTTGACGACAAGAACTATGTAATTGAAGATCTAGAAGATACAGCAAGATACATAGTAGCCCAGCTACAAGATCTCAAAAGACAGGAAGCAGAAACTTCTGCTAAACTTGATCAGATCAAAGTAGCGGCGGAAGGATTCACCCAAAGGCTCAAAATAGAGCTAGAGGATGATGAAGGTGAAGTAGCCGAAGGCGAATTCACTCAGTAACAAAAAGGGGCCTTGAGCCCCTTTTTTATTTCCTATGGACTGTCTGTGCCTAGAATCCACTAGGCGTAATATTAGTGTCTGTAACTGATAGTTACCCGAATACCCACTCCAGCAGTAGAAACATTACCACCAGTTAACCAAGTCCATACGCCCGAAGACGTTCCATTGTTACCAAGATGGCCAAGTTGAGTAGTGTTAATTGATGTCCACCCCCCTCCTGCAAGAGTCGCTATCGAAGTGTGAACGTGCGAGCCAGTGGTTGCTGCTCCGGTTGAGATGGAAAAAGGCAGCCCCGTTATTACTATGATGTCACCATTGCCTGATGTGGCAACACCAGCATTGTTTATTTCTATACTTAGCGTTACTAAATTTCCTACTTTAGTGTAGTACCCGCTCCTAGTACCTTGATTAATTGACATTCCATAGGTGCCATAATACCCAGCTAATGTAGGAGTCCATGTGCCAGTTTCATAGTCGTCTAGCAGTTCTGATGTCATACCACCAGCGTTAGCATTTGCGCTAAAGTTCACACCGCCTGAAAGGTAGATGTCTTTGAAGCGAGCAGTTGAGTCACCTATGTCTGTAACCCCATCAGTCGAAGCTCCAGTGGCATTTGTCGGGTAAATATTATCATCACCAATACCCAGCCCAATTGTGTCGCCGTGGATATATAGATTATTTCCACCAACAACACCAATACTACCCATGGCTGAGCCGTTTTTGGCAAAATATTGGATTACCCCATCAGAAGTGTTTCTATTTAAGTGCAAAACATAATTAGCGTTAGCTGATAAGAAAGACCTGTTGTCACTTCCACCCCGAATAGCAACGCCTGCTAATGTATTACCAGCCCCGGGTGCATCATCAGTAGTACCCACTGTCACGTGGCCTGATGAGTGTATGCGCATGGCTTCTGTGCCAGCACTAAAGGTATCACTGTTGACTTGGAACGAAAGTGATCTTGTATTGGGAGCCTGTAAAACAGTTGTGTTTGCTGAGTCATCCCAGCCAAAAAATCCACCAACTCCGCCCCGCAGAGCAACAACATAATCAGACGCAGACGCATTACCTACTGTTAAGTTGTGGGTAGGCGAACTAGTACCAATACCCACGCTGCCATCTTCCTGCACCCTAAATAACTCAGTACCCCCACTGGTACCTGTGCGATCTTTTGCTATGCGAAAGGTTTCGTTAGTAGCACTTGCGTCTGAATCAATGTTTATAAAAAGTCCCGCTGGAACATTTATAACGCCGTTGTGACTTCCATCGTCGTCTAAATTTAAAACACCATTTGTTGCTGTTAAAGTTGCAGCTGCCACATTAGAATTAAACGTAGCCGTACCATCTACGTCTAAACTACCGTTAAAGTCTGCGGCACCACTCACTGTAAGAGCACTCAAAGTACCCACACTCGTAATATTTGTTTGAGCAGCAGTAGACAGGGTGCCGTCTATAGCTCCTGTGGGGCTAGCACTGTCTGCTAGCCTCCTCGATATTGATTTTGCCATTAGTTGTTCTCCAGTGTTTCAATTCGTGCAGTAAGTGCCGTGATTGTTGCTTGCTGCTCCTTCAAGGCTTCTATGAAAAGACCCGCCATGTTGCCGTATGCAACACTCAAATAAGTGCCGTCTTCAGGCTGCTGACCATCTATTGCACCCTCTACAGCTTCGGGCAATACAGCAAGCAAATCTTGAGCAATTACACCTGTATGCCTAACATCTTTTTGAAAGCCAGTAGCGGGGTCTTCTTCACTTAAGTCGGTGCGTTTGTAAGTGATGCCGGTCAAAGCAGAAACTTTTGACATTGCATTTGGAATAGTTTCGATGTCTGTTTTCAAACGCGCATCTGAGTTTGCGGTGACAGAACCAGTTGTGTAGATACCTAGGCCAATCGCAGTATAAGTACTTCCGTTAGCTCGCCATTGCATCTGGTGGCCTAATCCACTTCTTGCTCCAGCGTTGTTGCCGGAGCCTTGGTAGTTAGGCTCATAGCTGTAACACAGCCCGTATAGGTTTCCTGCTGTTGAGCCATTCGTGGCTACTGAATAAGCGGTTCCCATGCTCCATATGTGTGCAATCTTTGCAGGATCATAAATGCCATACATACCTCTATGCCTACCGTCAGCCAAGACTTGATTTGAAATCAGCATTCCATCACTGGTGATTTCGAAAGCTTTTACACCGTTGGTAACAAGATCCATAGAGTTATCAGAGTGATCATAGTGAATTTGTCCAATATAACCAGCGGCAGCATCACCTGTCGAATCACCGAACAGGAGATAACCGTGCCCCGAAGTAGTACTCAAAACGCTTAAACCTGCAGTAGTTATAGAGGGGCTACCAACAGTTATCTGTGTGCCTGAGTACCCCGGAACGGTTCCGTTTACAACAAGTTTTCCAGCGGCTGTCATGCGCATGCGTTCTGAGCCAAGGCTTTCCCAAGAGTAATATCCACCCGCGTTGTTGAATCTTAAATTTGTTCCATTTCCGTAGATCCAGTTTGAACTATTGTTTGCGCCACTACCCCCTGCTGTTCCAAGTGAAATTCTTACATTTGCACTTCCGCGCATTTCAACGTTGCCATCTGCGGCTATGCGCATGCGTTCTATATTACCTGCATTTCTAAATTGTAAATCTCCTACTGGGCCTGAATAAACTACACCTGCGTTTACAGGGTTTGTTGGATTACCAAATAAAATACCTGTCTCATTTGCATTAGGAGCTAACATTTGTATATAATTATTTGCACTATTTTCTACAGTAAGTGGAGCATTTGAGTTTCCTGTTACTGAACCTGCTGTGCCTTTATGAATATGTACTTTATTATCAGGAGTACTTATTCCGATACCCACGTTGCCTGATGTGTCTATGCGCATGGCTTCCCCGCCAAGTGTATTAAACCGCATACTGTTGTCTGAGTGACTGTAATTGATTTTTCCAACAGTGCTAGATCCATCATCACCAAAATATATAACGCTATCATCTGAAGTCGCGCTAGTTTGGATGTAAAGCGCACTATCAGTACCAGAGCTGCTTTGCATATGCAGCAAACCATTGGGTGACGCTCTGTTTATACCAACATTGCCTGAACTTTTAACAACAAATCGTGTTGTATAAGTATCAGCAATCGCATTAGAACTTGCAGATTGAGTTCCGCTTGCAATTTCAAACCCTCCATCTACCGTTTCTTGAGCAGCTACTCTCCAGTTATAGTGTGTTGCACTAGTTGTTGCAAAATATAAATCAGGACTATCTGTTTCAATTACAGCATTCCCTGCAACATGAAGAGGAGCTATTGGAGAAGCTGTTCCGATACCCACACGGCTAGTAGAGACATCAACTACAAAAGTACCGTTGTCTATATTCAGATCTACTGTACCATCTCCCGATGCCAGCATACCTGTTGAAATTTGTGTTAATGCCACCGTCTACTCTCCTATTAAGGCATTGCAGGAGCTTCCGAAGAAGCCTCTACATTTGATATTAAACCAAGTTCAAGTGCTTGGTCTATCTGTGCTTCAGCTCCTACAGCTATTGCGATACTGTTAGCATTACAGTGAGCCATTAAAGTGGAACTGATATAACCAATGGCAGTATCTGCTCTTGCTGTTGCCGCATTTGTTATCCAGGTTGCTATATCTACAGCTACAGTATTAAGTGCTTTTTCCTGTGCTGATGTTAGTGTTATTGTAAAGTCCGTCATTTTTTATTTCCTTTTTAAAATTAATCCGCAGCTAAGAAAGTAAATGTTAGCATGGTGTAGTTTCCGTATACTTTCCAGTTGCTTCCTTGTACAAACAGCCGCATTGTTAAGTAGTCTCCGGCGTCACACTTAATTACATCTGAGCGACCCATACCCTCTGCATAAACAGTTCCGCTAGCGGTGTCTTCATTGTGTCCGAAAATTTGATATGGAGTTTGGTTGAATATGCCCACAGAACCATTTCTTGCCCATTGAGGGTGTATATACTGCGATGTATGAGTTTGCCCACCAGTATGCTGTATATAAGAGCTAGCTGTACATAGATAGTACCCTGCAATCGGAGCAGTAAATCTACCTGTTGATTCGCTAAAAGGTGAATCCGAACTTTGAGTATATACAGTAAAACCTACTATACCATCTAACTCTTGCCAAGCTGTGCCAGCCGAAATGAAAGTTCCGTTTCCTCTTACAATAGCGGCAGGTTGTTTTGCCGACATATAACCTCTAGGTACAGTAACGTTGCCAAAATTGCTTATTTTAATGCCCGTCTTTGACCCCGCAGCATAACTGTCTGTAGTTGATAGAAGCATTTCACTACCAAGGGTGCCATCAGTACGAGTATATATTCCTGCCGCGGCATTGGCTCCATCTGCATAGTCAGACGCGCCAAAAGTTATAGCGTTACCGGCAAAGTTTGTAGTACTATTTGGGTCGAGGTGTATTGTGCCTCTTCCTGTGCCCTGACCAGTTGCACTATAAACACTTGCTGCGTCATGTACAATAAGACCTGTTGAGTCTATGCGAACCTTTTCTGCACCTGCAGGTCTAAAGAGTATATCGCCGACAGCTTCGACTAGGAAATCATCTCCTGTTCTCTCGGTGTAGAGGTATGTGGTGTGACCAGAAGCGTTCTTCAGAGTTACTGACGCTCCTTGACCAGTTGGACCACTTATACCTAAACCTCTATATCCGGTTCCTGCTAAAGTAGGCGAATCTGTCCCAATTCCAACATTGCCGTTTGCGTCTATTCGCATGCGTTCTAAGCCGCCAGTCTGGAAAGCTAAGGGATGGTATGCCCCTGTTGAGCCATAACTTGCACTCAAAATCCCAGCAGAGCCGCTATGGTACATTCTAATCAGTGAGTCATTCGCTGATGTTTCAACCATTATGCCACTTGAGTTAGCGGCTCCTTGTTTTAGAACCATCTGCGGCGCTACACCGCCTAGTCCAGAGGCAAGCGCGTTGGTGCCTACCATTACGTTGCCGTTTGCGTCTATGCGCATGCGTTCTGTAGTTCCCGTCAAGAACTTCATGTTGTTAGTGGTGTGGCTCATTTCAATTGAACCAGCCACTGTGTACCCAGTACCGTAGGTGAACTGAACCCGTCCTGCTGGATCATCTCCACCTGTGGAAGGTACGTTCAAACGCAATGTTGCTTGCCTAGCACCGCTAGTAGACGTTGAACGGAGTGTAGAAATTACTTCGCCAGTAGAAGATACGTCTAACAAGCTAGCAGGCGAAGTATTGCCAATACCCACATTCTCTGAACTATCAATAGTTATAGCCGTGGCGTTAGAATTATCAACAATTCCAGGAGTACTTCCCATCTCTTTTGGTATTTTTATTAAAGCCACGTTCTATTCTCCTACTCGCTGCCAGGCAATCCAGCAGACTGTGCAGTGTTGTAAGCTGTTACAGCATCCGACGTATGAAAAGTATTACACATGGCTTGAACCTCTGCGCTTTCACCAGACCAATCGTCTGCCGGTGATACTGTATGACGATGGAAGGATCTACTGACCTCTACATCATCTCTGCTGATTACTGTAGCTGTACGGACTTGGATGACTTTCCAGCCTCCGCAGTCTACTACTTCAATTTTATCTTGTACTGTTCTTTCTGAAAGTGCCATTTATTTTCCTTTTATTATCGTGGCGTTATTGCCACCTGTCCGACCCAATCTCTGAAAGGGTTATGTTGTGTTAAATTGTTCTGTATGTTATTCCACCAATCATTGACCAAACTGAGTCTACGGGTACCGTAGTCCAGCCAAGATTACTTCCACTTGAATAAAACTGCATTGTACTAGCCCCGTGTGACATATACGGTGATACTACTGTCTTTCCTGAGGGAAGCAAAAGAGAGTCAAACATGCAAGATCCAGTTGTGATACGTGAATTGGTAGTGCCTGTGTGTAGAGCATGGTAGGGGAGGCCTGTTAGATTTATTGATCCTGTTGCGTTTCCGCCACTGATACCTATGTACCACGTTAAATGCACTAGATTTCCTATTTTAGTGTAAGATCCTAGTGCTTGACCCATGGTAGATGTGCCGCCAGTTGACCCTACTGCCACCGGAGTCCAATAACCTTCTTCGTAATCGTCTAATAATTCACCGTCCCTGCCTGCTGCGTCAGATGTGGCGCTGAAATCAATACCATGACCTGCGGCAAAAGATAGATTACCGTTAGGAATATCTATATTGCCGCTACTCTCATGAATCTTCATTCTGAGAGTACTGCCACTTGTAAAAAATCCAATCGCGCCAGAGGATGACTGAATATTGAGTGAATTCGCACCAGCCCAAGATGTTGAGTTTTGGTTGGCTCCCCAAATATAATTCAGTGCGGTTCCGGCGGTAAAACGCATTTGGCTATATTTATCTGTAGACGTATTAGTATTGACTAAGTCAAGCATGAGACCTGTAGTACTGAACCCGTCTATGGTCACCATCCCACTAGATGCTATGCGCATGCGTTCAGGGTAATCAGAGCCACCAGCGTAACCGTTAAATACTAAGTCACCATTGTTCCCAGAAGTAGTGACAGCGGATATACGCCATGCAGTTTCTTTTGCACCAGAAGTATTAGTTAACTGTAACGACACCCCGTCACCAACAGTTGTTGTTCCGCCTGAAATATTGGCAATACTAGAAGCCGCAGGTGAGCCTGTTGATACAGTGTTGGTTGCTACAGCTACTTGCAGCTTATAAGCCGCACTAGGCGTGAGACCAATACCCACGTTGCCTGTACCGCCATCAATCGTCATTCGTGCCGTGTTGCTAGTGAAAAACTGTAGATAACCAGCGCCAGTCGTCCCAAGCTGGAATCCACTGGTTGTTGCGGACAGCACGTTCGTGAAATCAGTGCCAGTAAAGCTTATTTCATTAGTCGCGTTAGCGTTTGGCAGGGAAAAAGTGCCAGCAAGCGTAACCGATTCATCTGACCCAATAGTTATCGCAGTGGCATTACCTCCGTCCACGATGCTTGGAGTACTTGACAGTTCTATAGGGGTTTTTGTTAGTGCCATTAGTTGTTCTCCAGTTCTTGGACTTTAGCCTCTAGGGTTTCAATTTTTGTTATTGCTTCCTTCAAAGCAGCAGTTAAAACAACAGAAATTTCCGCATACTGAATACCCCAATATGACGTGTCGCCAGTTATCTCGTCAGTTTCAGTTTCTGGAACTTCTACTACTTCAGGAACTACCGACACCATTTCTTGAGCTAGGAAACCAATACGCTGTTTGTTTTCGCTGTCCGCCTTTAAGGTATAGTTGACAGGCCGCATTGCTTTTACTTTTTCAATGCCCCCTGTTATTTCTCCGCTAACTGTTTTGAGCCTTTCGTCACTGGCACCCGTCCAAGCATTGTTTCCAGCAGTCAGATAAACCCCAGTATTTGCATTGTTTTTGAAATAAGCAATTGTGCCAGAATTTCTAGTACCGACTGTAGCTCCAGCTATGTAGGTGTCGCCGTTCAGATACAGAAGATTGTTTCCACCCGCAATTTCAATTGTTCCACCGCCTATAGTACTGATACTACCTACGGTTGTGCCGTCTTTACTGAATTCTACAAGGTTACCATCTGAAGTTTTTCGACCTACAAATAAAGCTGTGCCGCCATCTCTAATATGAAATCCTGCGCCACCTGCTTGAAATTCTGAACCAGCAACCGTTAACGTTCCACTGGCTGTTCGCCCCACCAAAAGGTTGCCTGAATTATCAATCGTCATAGCAGTCGTCCAGCTTATTGCTGAGTCTG